CAGCCGTTAGATTTGATTCATTCCACGCGGAGGTGTCGCTATCCCATGTGCCNGTATCAGCATCCCATGTAGTTAACGGGTTATCGTCTACGATCCCCATTGCTACATATGCGACGTCAGCTAGGTCTACTACGCCCCATGCTTCCGACTGCATGTTGTAGACAAGCGCGATAGTGCAGTACGTTTCTCCTGTTTCCGGAAACATTACCCAAACTTCTTGGTTAACGAAATCGTAGAGAACCTGCAAAGTTTCATAGGTAGCTGTGCTTAGCTGCGTAAAGAGAAACTGATTTACTAACCCGGTAGAAATACTCTTAGGCGGGCTATAGCCATCGTTAAGAACTATGTCCCCTTCCGTTACTACGACATGCAATCCGTTAACGTCATCTACTGCGCGGACAGATAGCGCCCCTGCTTTGGGCCAAAGTAACTTCTGGTTAAACTTATCGTTGCCCCCTACGTAATCGACAGTGTACGCAGAGTTATTTTTATAGATAACGAGAGTATCGCGCAGACTCCGTGCTGTAGTGATAATGCCCGGAGTATCGGATACCTGATTGCTACCTGCTTCGTTACTAGCTGATGGGGTCCAACTAGTCGGGATTGATCCGGGTGCAGCCTTATCAGACCAGTAATAAAGATTAGGATTATTCACGCCCCCAACAGTTATGTTGAGTGCGAATAAGTGATAACGATGCTGTGTCATTACAGCGGCAAGTGTGCCACCTCCGGGCCANCCCGGTATNGCNACTGCATCTACGGCCGGATTCCCTAGCCAGTAATACGGCGGGTCTAGGCTGTCATTGAATACCGGAATCCCGTTTAGTATTGCATGGGTCCATTGCGAAGGCTTCCCAACAGTTGAGGGAAGGGGACCACCAGCAGGTGTTATATCTGTATGCGTAGCAGTCAGCACTACATACATGCGCGTAGATGATTGGTACAGCCAAAAATTATTTCCAAGCATCGGACAGTTAAAAACATGCAGAGGTGCAGCCGACGGAGGATCGTAGCAGTTACGCTTTCCCCCTACTCTCTGCGGAAATCCATTGCGGATAAGAACATTAAAGAGTCTGTTGTAGAAGTCTGGTGATACCTCCCAAGCAGGAAGGTCAAACTTTAGCCCCTTAGTGGGTCTGATCCGTGCTAGTTGTTTNGCCATNAGTTNAGCCTAGTCAAGANGATATGCGANCCAGCAGAGACAATAGTCGGAGTAACGTTAGAGGTAAACTGTGCCCACCGCCACGTCATAATCCCTTGGTTAGTTGCATGGCCCAATATGAAACCTTGATAGCGCGTCATTTGTGCTACCCCTGCTTGCAGCGCAGTAGTGTTATCTACAAGCATAGATTTAAGATTCCATACCGTGTTTGATCCGTCAGCATCAAACCCGTTAGTTACTTGCGTAGCCTGTTGGGGAGTCTGCGAAAACTCAAAGTGACTTTTCAAACTTGCAGGGGTAGCAGCACACGACGCATAGATAAGAGCCTCTACGCGGTAGAGTTTGTTCGCTTCGATAATGAAGTTATTTAACTCCGGGTCGTCTGTCTGCGTCGTAGTAGATGCGCGAGAAGTGTTAACTACCTTTCCGCACATTTGAATAGTTTTACTAACGGCTGCTGCGCTAGCTAAATCTACAGCACCGAAGGCTAGTGCCGTTCCTGCGCGCCTGAATACTTGTCCATCTGTTGCCGCAGCAATAGCAGTCGGAGCAGCAGCGGCGTTGGTCCCGTTTGCTAATACCGTTAGAGCCGCTATGCTCGCTAACAGGTTCGCTTGTGCGGGAGTAAAATTTACTGCTCCGTTTACGTTTGGGAATGAATTTTTTAGTGCGGTCTTAGTGTTTCTAACGTGGTCGTCACCTTGCGCTTTCTGATCCGTACCAGCCGGATTCGAAGCATTAAGGTCTGATATGTAGGTAACTGGCCCCTCTAGCGGCATGTTAGAAACTCCCCTGAACGTTAAAGTTATATGGTGCGGGTGCAGCACCTTGCGAGCCAAGTTTAAACATAGCAGCCTCGTTTACTCTCTTCGTAGCCTGATTGAAGGAATCAATGTACGCTTGTGCTGCATCGAAATCCTCTGTGTATCTCTTAAGGAAAAACAGAGCAGCCGCTAGATATAGTTCTTCGTGTGCATCTAGCAAAATGTTTGCACCTGGAGTAGCTGACAGTACGGGCATACGTGCGAAGTAGTCGAAAGGGATAACGTCAGTATCAGCAGGATTACCGCGAAACTCTATGACAGTTCCGCGAATGGAATAATAGAGAACTGGCGCGTTACTCTTGAGGCTACGCAATTGCCCCAAACTAACGGAATCCAAGGGGCGCACCCTAGTAGTATCAGGATTCCAGAAAACTCTTTCTGCCAAGAAATCTGTTGGGAGTGTATACGTCGCAAGACCTACACCAGTTCTTTCAGTGTTATCTAGCGAAGCGCCCCAAGTTACCTGCTCTATTGCTCGCACCTCTCGCGTAACCATCTCTTCCGCCTGACGGATAAACATATCAGTTTTCGCGGACAAGTCTGGCCTATGCGCTACATCCAATATCATCGTAGCTAGTTCTGACTTAATCATTTAACTACTCTGCTAGGGTGAATAACTCCGGGTCTATCTGTGTTACGCACCCGGTAAGGTAGTGACTCCGACGACCGAAGAAACTTATCTATTGCTTTCCGCGATATCTCTGCGTCAGGCGAAAGCATGTCGGGGTATCTATTCGCGATAACGTAGAAATCTAATTCAGGGATATGCAGTACGCTAGAGCACCATTCGTTATGTCCCAACGGGTTTGCTCTGTTGCGTAGCTGTTTGTTTTGTTCAAGTACTGCGCGCCTATCAGCGTTACCGCGCTTAGTACCGTCGTTAGGTAGACCAAACATTTTATACTGATGCAGAGTGCGCGCCATAATATCCTCGTTAGAAAAAGGGGTAGTGTTGGTCCTACCCCAAGCGCCTAATGTTTTCCGTTGCTATTGTCTATTTGGACTACGTTTCCGCCTAGTATCTTTTGCAAGAGCACAGCGAATAGCCCCATCAACATTTGCCATATAACGACTGATGCCGCTACTGCTTCGGAAGTTACTTTGATATCCGGATACCAAACACCAAATGCCCACCAGACTAGCACAGCTACAGAGCCACCTAATGTCTGTACCGGAATATTCATTAGGCCGTTACTGCTACCGTCGGATCGATATCGCGCACTACTCCGTGTGCTTTCTCTTGGTAGACTTTCAAGGTCCAATCTACAGAGACTTCACTACGATCAGACAGACCCAGTTTAGCGAGTGGCTGCGTCGTGTAGTTTTTCAGATACGCGAGTGCGACCTTCGTCGGATCAATCAGGAATACGTCAGCCTGCGTAGCACTATACGTTTGCTGCAAACGGTTAGGAATCAGTCGCAGAGTGAAACCAAAATCCGTACGCAGGATATTGATATACGCTTGCGAAACCATTTCAGCAGGATCAGTACCAGAAACGTTTGCTACCGGACTTGCTGTGTATTGCAGACCAGCCGTAGACAGAAGGAACGTATTGATACGCTTGATAACACCAGCCACCGACATAACGATAGTAGGCNCTCCGTTTGCTACGTACGTCGTTTCGATGATAGTGCGGAGGTGCGCATCAAACGCGAGTGCTCGCTTAGTGCCAGCAGTAGGCGCAACTACCAGTTTTGTACCAGTGTTGAAACCACCATTAGCACCCGTAGCACCGAAGAGCGCGTTAGTTACCAGCCAAGCAGGGAACGACCCTACTTTACCAGCCGTAGCGTTATTGTTGTCCGCTACTGATGCTTGCGGGAAAAGGCTAATAGCCTCTACGTCGCGACGCAGTTCCAATTGTCGCATCATTAGTTGTCGCGCAAATTCATCTGCACCACCAACTACGCTAACGTTTTGCACNCGTTCNGTTACNGCNATCGTCTTGATAGANTTTTGGCATTGATTGCCAACGCGCTTACCAAGAGAGGTAGCGGAATCGTACGGAGCAGCTACGTCAGCACCTGACACTACTGCGTTAGCTACGTTAGGCGCAGCAAGCGAATCCTGCACCCACTCAGTATAACTGTTATCAGCAGTATCCGTGCCTATGAAATCGGAAAATGGCAAAGGGATTCGGGAAATATCCCAAATCTTTTGCATCACATCCTCGTTAACCAGACCACCAGCTACCAAAGCCTTAAGGTCAAATTCGTCCCAATAATCTGCCGGAGCAGCCATTATCTATACCTCAAATGTTAGGAGTTAATCCGCGTAGAATATCTTTAACCATCGAAACTTTTTGCCCCTCGGCGGAATTGCCCCTCTGTACATTTGTCGGCTTAGACGGCCCCTTGGTCGTGCTGCCACTAGTAGAAGGTGACTGTTTACTCTTCGGCTCTTTCACTTTGACAAGCGCCAATGCTTGCGTGATACGCTGCTCTCGTAGCATATTTTCGCGAATGTATCGGAAGGTTTTATGGTCCGATACGTTATTCAGATAGCCAGCAGGAAAGCCAGACCTAACTAAATGCTC